GGCTGTCGTAATACGGCCGCCGCCGCGCCGGATCGCCCGCCCTGACGAGACCCGTCTGGCCGCCGAGGCCGGCGAGGATGCCGTCCCATGCCTGCCACCTCGCCCGCGCCATCGGCGCGAATTCGAGACTCGCGACCCAGCGTTGCGCGACCGGGCCATAGGTGAGGACCTGACCGCCGAACAGACCCTGCGAGCTGAGATTGGTCGCGGCGAGCCGGAACGAGCGCTCCGCGACCCGGACGATGTCCTCGGGCAGCGTGATCACGCTCATGGCCAGAGCGCGTCCGACCGGCCGCGCAACCTCTCGCCCTGGCGCCGCTCCATCATCCGCACCGCCTCGGCCTGGCTGCGGACCAGCTCGCCGCGCAGCCACGCGCGGTCCATCGCCGTCATCCCGGCGGTGATCGTCGGCGCGTAGACCAGTCCCGCCCCGCCCGCCATCGGCGTCACCGTCGCCGGGCCGGCCACCAGTTCGGGTCCGCGCTCGCCGACCATCCCGATCCGCCCGGACCCGATCCGCCCGCCATCGGCGAAGAACCCCGCGAACAGGCTTGAGAGACCGCCATTACCGGAGCCTGAGAACAGCGCGGAAAAAGCAACCTGGATCGCCTGGTCGGCGAGGCGATCGGCGATCCCCCTGAGTACATCGGAAAACTTTTGACCGCGTACGATGAGATCGGAGAACCCGGATGCCAGCGTCTGGGAAAATGTCCCGGCCGACGCGCTGAGTTCGTCGGTTTTCAGCTTGACCTCGCCGATGTTCCTGGCCGCTCCGGTCGTGCTGGAGACAAGGCCGGCGCCAAACGTCCCGTCGAGCGCCGCGGTCAGCCGCTGCGTGCTGGCGAGCGCTTCCTCGGTCGCTGTTCCCCACACGTTCTTGAGGATATCGGCCGTGCCCAGCGCCGTGTCCCGGATATCGGTGAGCCCGTCGTTGAGATCGGCCAGCGCGCCGGAAAAATCGAGGTCGAGAACCTGTCGCAACATGTTCCAGACGGTGGCGATCGCCTGGCCGGCGGCGAGAAACACGGCCCCGAGAATCACGCCGCTCGACACAAGCACCTTGAAAGCGACCGAAAGTGCAATCGCCGTATCCTTGAGCAGTTCGCCGTGCAACGCGGCATTGAAGATTGTGTTGGTCAGCTCCGCGAGGGTGGGCAGGAGATTGGCGGCGACCTGCGTCATCAGCCCGTCGAAAATGCGGCCGAGCCGGGTGAGATTGTCGTTGAATTCCTCCGCCGCTCGCCCGGTGCGCTCGTCGATAACAATGCCGAGCCTCTCGGCCTCGCCCATCATCGCCCTGATGCCGGCTGCCCCCTGATTGAGCATCGGGATCAGGGCGGCGCCCTGGCGGCCGAAGATCGCCACCGCCAGCGCGGTTTTTTGGCTCGAATCCTCCATCGCCGCGAACCGGTCGGCGACCTCCAGCATGATCGCCGTGGTGCCCTTGAGCCGGCCCTCCGCATCGGTCGCCGAGAGGCCGAGATCGTCGAACGCCCGCCGCGCCGTCTCGCCGACGCCATGAGCGATGTCATTCATGTTGGCCGAGACCCGGCGCGCGCCGGCCGCGAGGCCATTGAGGCCGACGCCGGAGAGATCGGCCGCATGCTTCAGCGCCGAAAGTTCGGCCACCGGAATGCCGATCGACTGCGCCAGCTTGGTCATCTCGTCGGCTTGGCGCGCGGTGCGCCGGAAGGCCAGCGTCATGCCGGCCGCCGCCGCTGCCGCCGCCGTCGCCACCACGGCGCCAAACCGCGCCATGCTCGCCGACAGACCGGCCAGGCCACGTTTCGCGCGAGCGCTGCCGGCCTCGAACTGGGCCGTATCCATGCCCAGCACGACGCGCAGCGCGCCGATCACCGATTGCGCCATTACCTGTCAATCCTGCCCTTCCGCCGATCGAAGCCGTCGAACGCCGCGTTGATGAGTTCCGCCATTCGCAGTTGATGCTTCCAGCCGGTCTGCCGTGGGCGGCGCTGGCGTGGCACGAATTCCCTCAGCGGCGGAAATCTCCGCAGCCGCGGTAGCGCCGCCGACCACCAAGTGAGCTCGGCAGCCCGACGCTGGCGCACGGCTTCAGCCTCCCCACACCCCTCGATCACGAGCGCGATCTCTCCCGGCGTCAGCCCCCAGAATTCGGCGTCGGCCCGCCCGATCCCGAACCACCGTTTGCGGAGGGCGCGCCAGTCGACCGTTGCGGCCCGCCCTCCCTCGGAGGGTTTTCCTCACCCCCATCAACCTGGGGCACCGCCGCCATGAACGCCGCGCAGATCAGTTCGACCGCGCGCGCGAGGCCGAGCGCGTCGATCAGTTCGCCCGCCTCCTCGTCCGTCACCGGTTGCGAGAGACCACCCCGGAACAACGCGCGCAGCAGACGGACGGATATCTGGGTTTCGTCCTCCAGGGTGTGGGCCAGGGCGATGATGCTGCGGCCGGTCTCAGCCTCGATCGCGCAAATCCGATTGGTTGTATAGCGCAGGGACCAAGTCCTGGCAGCCGCCTCGAAACCAACCTCGCCGCGTTCCCGGTTAGCCATCAGGCGATGAACCCGGGCTTGCCGGTGAGCTTGAACGTCGCCGTGGCCACCATCTTGTCATCGAGCGGATCGGTCGCCTCGAATCCGGTCATCAGCGCCGCGAACCCGAATTCGGTCGCGTCGGGGTAGACGATCTTGTAGTACCCCGCCGCGTCGGCGTTGAGGTCCGCAAGGAAGTCCGCGACCGCCTGCTCACTCGGATCGAACTCGACATCGACGGCCACCTCGCCGCCATCCTTCAGCCCGCCGATGAACTCGCGCCAGCGCTCGGTCGAGGCGTGCGAGGTCACGTCGACCGTCTCGCGCGACAGCCCTAGGGGCCTGATGTCGTAGATCGTACCCACCGAAGCGAACGCGCCGCCGGACGTGCCGTTGTCGCTGCGCTGGAATTGACTGCCGTGGCCGATGCGCGCCGTCATGATGTCACCTCCCTGTGCCAGATCCTGATGTCGGTGCGATTCCGGTGGAGCCGCGCCACATCGCCCGCGCCCTCCGCGCGCCCGTCATCCTCGTCCTCGAGGAAGATGGCTCCGATATCGATTCCCCCGACCGTGCCCCGAAAGCCGCCGAGCGCGGCCCTCACCGCCCGGCCGATGCGCTTGGCGGTGTCATAAGAGGAGCGCGTGGTGCTCGGTTCCGCCCAGGCGTCGATCTGCACCCGCGCATCGACGAGTCCGGTGAGGCCGCCCATCGCGTGGCCTGGCACCGATGAGACCAGATGGTAGGTGATCGCCGGCAGCGCCGATCCCTGCGGCCGCTCGACCGGATAAATCCGGCCGCCCACCAATCCGGCGATCCCCGGATCGCCGGCCAGCAGCGCGCGCAGCGCTTCCTCCATCATCCGCCCGCTCTCATTTTCGCCGCCTCGCGCCGCGCGCGCTGGGCGATCCGCTTGGCCGCCTTGTCGATCTCGGCCCCCAGCGTGGTGGCAATGATCTCCAACGCGCGAAACCGGTTGCGGTCCCAGGCCGGCCGCATGTAGGGCTGCGGCCCATGGTGCTCCGCCCCGAACTCCTGGGTGATCGATTTCGACGACGGCCCGGGCCCGACATAGACCTCCGCGGTCGACCGCGTGGCGCCTCGCATCGTCCTCGCCTGACGCCGCGACAGTCGGGTGCCGGCGTGGATGGACCGCTTCAGCCCGCCCTCGTCCACCGGCGCGAGCGCCTGCGCGGTGGCGGCGATCGGGGCCGCCGCCCTCATCAGCGTCCGCCTCAGGACCGCCTTGCCGGTGCGCTTGGGCAGCTCGCCGAGCGCCCTGTCGAGATCACGCAGTCCCTCCACCCTGACCCGCTTGCTGGTCATGGCTGGTCGATCCTCACCGCGGTCGAAAGCTCGAGAAACCTGCCGCGTCCCTCGGCGGTCTCGCGAATGCCGTTGATCTGGTAGATATCTCCGTTGCCGTCGACCAGGCGATCGCTGGCGCGGACCGCGCGCGTCGCCGCCGACTGCCTCACGATCCAGCGGGTGAGGCGCGCCGCCCCGGTCTCGGCGGCGGCGAAGCGCTCGCGGTCGAGCAGGTCCTCGCGGCGCGCCCACACCGTCGCGATGTCCGTCCACGTCTCGATCGGCGCGCCGAACGAGTCCGGGGTCTGGTCGAGTCGCTGGAGCGTGACCCGCCGGTCGAGATCGCCCGCGCCCACCATCCCCGTCGGAGCCCTTACGCGCTGCGCCCGACGATCACCAGATCGTAGGTCACGCTGCTGCCGGCGGCGGAATTGGCGACGGTGAGCAGGTCCCCGGTGCCGGCCGTGACCGGCCAGCCGGCGTTGGGCGCCACGAACAGCGCGGCGCCGCCGGGCTGCACCGAGACGGGCTCGTCGGCGCCGGTGAACGGGCCGGCGAATCCGTTGGTCGCGGCCTGCGACACGAGCACGTTGTTGGCGTTGCCGGCGGCGGCGCGCACCAGAATCGCCGTGACCTCGGCGAACACCGCGGCCACGCCGAGCGGATCGGCCAGCGCGCCGGCGAGGTCGATGTTCTCGCTCGCCGACGCCGCCAGGGTGCGCTGGTCGGCGAACAGAACGTCGGCCTTGCCGTTGGTCGTGCCCGACAGCATCACGAT